CCCAGATAGAGGTTGTGGTTGGGACTGTTTATCTAATAAAGTATACTTACCCCAAGCTAATATATCATTCTTAGATAACCCCTCTTCTATCTCTTTCTTATGTATAAATCTAAAAGGATTTTTATCCAACTGTCTGTAAGAAGTTGTACCGAACCACCAGTCTGGATTAGACTCAGGATTTCTCCAGTGCCATAGAAAACAAGCATACTCGGTTAATTGCATTCTTACTTCTGCATCCTCTAGTTCAGGGCAATTTAGAAAAAGATCCTGATTAACCTCTGGCTCTAAGCCAAACCCCGTGTAAGGCTCTTGGGGGAATAGCATACTTTCATGTTCATTCTTTGGGTAGCACTGGTAAAGCATTATCCCTACCCTCCTTTTCTTTTTTCTTAGCAAACTCTAACACATCTAATCTATGGTATGCTACTTTATTAAGATCAAATAGTTGCTCCGTTATACTATGTAAATTCTCTCCCATATACTTTATTTTCTTGGGATTCTTTATTAGGTGGGTAAGAACTTTTACCCACTCACTCTAGATATTAAATAACCTGTTTCCCCATTAATAATTGTATCAGAATAACAACCTACATTACTAGCCACTAATGGTACTTTATACCTTCCACACTCAGCTACTTTTATATCTGATTTACTATCATTAAAATCATTATTTTGTAGAGGGGCAATCGCTATATCAATGTTAGAATACATAGCTCCATACTCACTTGGTCCCAGAGCCTGATATACATCCCAATTTTTAGCCCCCCTAAAACCCTTTAGTAGCGTTCTTTCATAGTTATCCCATACTTCTTGTTGCCAGTCCTCTGGAGCATTCCTATCTATCCCTGGTCTCAACTCCTTAGGGGGGCGACCGTAGAAACCCCAGTGGACTCTCTCTCTTCCTGCTCTCTGGTTTACCATAGATGGAACTGCTGCAAACTCCTTAACATCTGCCTCATGATGAATCCCACCGACCCACCCAATCCTAATAATATTTTTTCGTGGTGACGGTCTCTTTGGTTGGTTCCACGCTGGCAAATTATAATCTATACTATTTTTAATTACAGCTAAAGTTCCTGTACAGAAAGGGGCGACTCTAGCGGCGAACTTCTGCTGGGTAACTGTTACCAAGTCAGCGTTGGAATATACGAACTTAGTAAGATTCTCTAAATCATTGTCTACATACAATTGCTTGAGCCTATGGTCATCATAAATATCAGTAAGAAGATCGTCTGTGTCATACCACACAAATTTACCACTCTCTTTAGCTAACCCAAGTAATCTTACGGTAGCTGGTCCACCAAAATTAGACAAGTTCTGTGTAAATACCACATCTGCCCAATTAATATCTTTATAGCCATCCGTGCCCTCCTCCTTCTTTTCTTGGTCTATCTCTAAAGGGTTCTCATTATATCTAAACTCTATCAGGTCTGGGAACTGTTCTTCTATCTTTTGAAAAGGATTCCAAGCTCTGTAATAACTACATCCCCCCTTATTAGCAGGGGCCACTAACATCCTAAGCTTTCTTCCTAATCCAGGCCACTCTTTTAATGCACTCCATTTATCACGCGAGTCCTCAGGTAATTTGTGTTCTTCCATGTTCATAATAAAAATAAGGGGAGCGATTAAGCTCCCCTTATAATAGCCTATTTGAATTACCTAATTATTTTCTTTTACAAGTTCTAAATCAGGGGTTTCAACCTCATCGCTCACACCTAAGAGATCCTTAAGCTCTGCGATTTTACCTATAATCTCATCTCGTTGCTCAGTAGCACCATCAAGCTGTTCAGTGGTTTGGTCAATGAACTGGGTAATATTAGTTAAGCTACCTTCATAACCTTCCAACATAACAGCCAAGAAACCATCCACTCTGTCATCCGTATTAATAGAATCCATTAAGCTTCCTGCTCTTCCCACTCTTCCTCTTCATCAAACGCAGCCTCAGAAGTGGTAGAGGAGTGTGATGCGCCAATAGCAGCCGCTAGACTGCCAAGCATACCACCAAGGTCCATGTTCTTATCAGTAGGAACAATAGACTTAGCAGCTTTCATATAATGCTTACGCTTGCGCTTACTGAACAAGGTTAAAACACCTTCCCAAGCAGCTAGACCAGGAATAAAAGCTTTACCCAAACCCATAGCAGTACTAACAATACCATCAAAACCACCCTCATCCAACTCCCCACCAGCGGGAATATAAGAGGCACCTTCTTTAAGTGCGTCCTTGGAGGTCATCACAAGTGAAGTACCCTCAGGGATCTGAGCTTTAATAGAGTCTGGGAGTTGATCGAAGGGGATCACCGCAGCTTCTCCACCTTCCTCAACCTGATCAGCAGTCGTAAATACTGTACCCTCTCCAAAGAAAGTCTCTAGAACGGCGCAGGACCCTAAGCCCACACCAAGCACAGCAGTAAATAAAAGGGTTAGTAAAATATTTCTCATAGATTAACCTTTCAACCTGTTTAGATAGTCATCATCAGAAACCTCTGTGCTAGGACTATCAGAAGGAACCCTTTCAGGGGTTCCTTTACCAATCAGAAGAGTGTCAGCGACTTGCTTGAATGTATCATACTCCTCCAATTTTACAAGAGAGTGAACATCATGGAGTTCATCCATCCACTCCGAAATCTGTTTCTTAGTTCCCGCAGCAGTAGCCTTGGGACGGAAAGCAGACTGATCGTACTTGGGCCATTGACCCTCCATTACCTTACTCAGCTTGAAGTCATGACCTTCATCGAGATCAGTAACATCACCATAGTCCTCATCGAGGATGGTAGAAATAATCTTCTTGAATAGGATAATCCCAACAGAGAAGATCTTAACCTCGTCAGTCTCCCGATTAACTACATTCATGTAGTAACGGGCACGGGGCTTAATCTGACGAGCAAGTGTCTCATCATTATATGGTGCTTTCCACAAAGCATAATAAGCATCACAGATAGGACAAGCCTCTCCATGAACCTTACGGCAGTGGAAGTTACGGGTCTGACCCTCTCCCGTTGGGACACGGTGAATAGCAGTCTCCGCATAAAAAAGTTTGTCCTCGTCGTTAGACGGAAGGACACGAATCACGCTATTTCCCTCAGGGATAGCGTAAAATTTGTTGATGAAGTCTCCTGATCCAGAAGATTTTTTACCACCTTCCATCTTGGCGTATTGTTCCCGAATCTTATCAAAGTCCATTGTCATAGTTTTCTCCGTTAGTTATTTAGTTAGTTAATTGGTTATGAATGCATTTGCATTTCATTTCGTTGGTTGCTACTTAGCTGAATAAGACAATCCTTCCTTTGAGAGAGGGAGTTTAAAAGACCCCTAAGGAGTCCTTCTTTTTCACTAAGAGTAGCTAGTTGTCTTGTCATTTCCGTACACGATTCATCAGAGCTAACAAGGGTCTCCACTACAGCCACGGTGGCTTTCATACCTTTATCTTCGTACTCTTTCCGTACCCGTATACTAGCAGCCGTTACGCACTGATTCAACTCTATCTCTAGGAAACTCACCTCTTTTTTTGCGTATTGAAGTAGTCCCGCATAGGATGCGTATACTGCTGCTTGTCTACTCAACTCCCCCACAATATCATTTTGATTAATACTTGCCAGTCTTTGGGCAAGCTCATGATATGTAGGTAAATCTAGGTCTTCGTAGAAGCGTAATAAATCAGGTGCTTTCGTCATTGCTATAGTCGTTGGTTGTGAGTTCCGACATACTTAAAGTATTATAGTCGATTGAAACTCCTGTTACAAATCTAGTTTTCCCATTTCTGGATTTCATCACATAGCACCGCATTCGCTCCTCATCAAACTCCTCTTCAGACTGATTAAGAGATACTGCGTAGTCTACAGTCCTAAACTTTCCATAGGAATCACCAAGTTCAGCGTCAGTAATAATATTAACTTTAGCCCCTTGCCTGTTGGTCTGGGTAGCAGTCCATACAAGCATCTTATGCTCCACAGCAAGCCCTCTAAGCTCACGCGCAAGCATCTCTTGGACTTGGTACTCTGGACCCTCTCGGTTACAGCCCAGAAGCTCTAGGTAGTCCACAATGAGTAGATCAGGTACGAACCCTTCAAAGTTCTTTAGCTGGGAAAGTAAGGATCTAATAGTAGACACCGTAGCGATACCTGTAGGGAACTCTTTGATTACTAGATTGCCTCCAGGGAAACGCTCCTTAAATACTTCCAACCTATCCATAAGGACTTCTTGCTTATTAGGAAGATTCCTCTGGTTAATTAAGGTCATGACTGAATCAAACCTCTGAGCAATCTTGTCCTCACTCATTTCCAGGGATACATATAAAACTTTACGGCCCTCCATCAAAGAGTGTACACCCTGGTTGACCAAGAACACAGATTTACCAACTCCAGGAGGAGCAACAACCATAGCAAGTTCTTTAGCAGACAGTCCACCTTCAAGCTCTCTATTAAGAGTAGGGAGGATAGTCCTATACCGATCCTCATTATTACGATCAAGCATCCTAACCCAACGAGCAGTAACAGAATTGAAGTAGTCCTGACCTAGATCAACATTCCTATTAACAGTTAGAGCTTCTCTTACAGCCTCTTCTACTTGCTCATAGTTATCATCCTGGATGAACCCGATGGATTTAGTAATAGCATCCTTCATTGCCTCCTTACGAGCAAAGTTTTCAATCTCATCCAAGAAGAACTCTTCGTTACCAATGGAAGAGGTATCAAGCCTGTTAATAAGAGTAATTTCATCCGTGTAATCGGATGTGTTTTCTCTGCTACTCTTCTTCTTCTTACAAAACTCTAAGATAAAATCATCACACGGAATGTTCTGATACTTAGCATGGAAGTCTACAATAGAATTGTAGATATTTGCGTGAATAGGGAACTCAAAGTACTCTGGCTTAACCAGAGGAGTAATTTGAGAGAAAAAGTCTTTATTGTACTTGGCGAGGTAGCGTGAATAGGGAACTCAAAGTACTCTGGCTTAACCAGAGGAGTAATTTGAGAGAAAAAGTCTTTATTGTACTTGGCGAGGTAGAGGATACCTCGTTGTACATTTTCACTGAAGTTGTAAGCCATTATTTCTTGTAAGGTTTGTGGTTGTGGTGATGCGACCCTAGGGCATCTATAGTCCTCCCTATACTAGGTCCCTTCCTCTTAATTTCCTCTACATCTCTAGTATTTATTTTTCTATGTGTATATTCTGGGTAATGCTCTGAAAAATGTTTAGTCGGACTCATTTTATCGTAAAACTGCTCCGTAGTAGCTGTCTCTAAAGATTCTTTAGTTTTATCAACTAAAGCGTAAGCTAGTCTTTTTTGTTCATAAACACTATCATTAGCTCTCCTAGCTAAACTTGTATTAGTATGACATTCCCCCTTAAAATGAACAGCAATCTCTTGCCAATCTCTATTAGAAAGTTTATTACACTCAGGGCATCTGCTCCTCCAGGGAGCTTTCTTCATAGAGTATTCTTTATCAAAGAACACCTTACATTCGTGACATACAAAATTATATTCAGGCATACTACATTATAGGTCAACAAGTATAATCATAATAACTACAATCTAAATCAGGATCATATGATCCAGGAGGGCAATTAACATAAACTTCACAAGCAAACAAACTGTACTCTCGTATATCAGTCCAACTTAGCGCTGCATAGAATATTTGCACCTGACTATCCTCCCATTTATCCGCTCTGTCGGCTATAACATCATTATCCAAAGTCCAATGAGTATAACCCCCAGTAGCATCAAATCCAGTAGTTATCAGGAATTCTCCAGTAAAATCTCTTTCGTATCTATTCTTCATAATTACAACCGAAGCATCAAAAGTTTTTGTTGACGACCATTTTCCATAAGTATGGCAAGTCTCCCAACCACCAAACCAGTTTCCAGAGACATTAACATTTCCTGATACATTATCTTTAAGTGATCTTACCTCTATACATCCATTTGGAGTATAATCATCTAAAGTTGTATCACATGCAGCACTAACATGAGGAGCATGACAGTTGATACTAGTTCCAGGTCCTATAACACCATTAGAATCACAATCCCATAATTTAGGACTACGAGTATCTATATAGTTTCCTACTATATCCACTCCACTAGTTGCTCCCCATATAGATACCCCATACATACCTATACCAGCAAAATCCTTCTTTTTACCTATTTGATGTATCCAATTTTTTTCAATGACACATCCCCCAGATGCCCCAAGTCCATGTATACCTGCTGATCCAGCTTCAAAGAAATCACACCTATGTATTTTACTAATCTTAACTCCAGATAGTAAAGTACTTCTCGCATTTCTTACGGTACAATAGAATAACCCTAAATTCTCAGCATAATTTGTTTGATCCCCTACGCTTCCCTGCTCCACACTATCTGTACCATTAGCATCCCTACCATCACATACACAATTGTTAGATACTAGATTATGTGTTGCAGCAGCAGCAGTGGACAATACAGCTTGATTAAATTTATACCCTACAATCTGTCCTGGGTTAGCACTAACAAAATTATTAGCAGAGTCATACCACCAAGCATCATTAGGATCTTTTAATTGTGACTCTGGGAGATTACACCCAGTAGTCCCAGGTCCAGGTTTATTAAAGTCTTGATCATTAGATATAGTAATTAATTCATTAACAGTAGAACTAACCCCATTATATATGGGACATTCTATGCAGTCAGCAGCAGACACTGTTATATTAACTGAATCCCCATCTACAAACCTATTTCCTGCTAGGGGCCAAGGGATTAACACATTATCAAGTGCTTGAGTTCTACCAGCAGGAATAGTTACAGTTAAAGTGGATACCGCATAAGTTCCAACATTACCAATAGTAGCTGATACCTGTATGGAGGCACTTATATCATAACCAACTATAGCAGAAGTTCCATCTGCCGATAAATTAAGAGAAAAAGGTATAGGTAACCCAGAAACATAATCAGATAGAAGAGTTCGATCTCCTAATCCAGAAACAACTACCCCACTTCCAGTGTAGGAATTCATAGTTACTACATGTGTTAAATCTCCTGATAAAGTTCCTACAGAAACGGAAGATAAAGTTACATGAATATCTCCACTCTTATTAGATGTTGGAGCAGCCGAAAGAGTTATATTAGCTCCCCAATCCTTGCCAGGGATAGTAGCGTAGCCATGAGGTGTTTTATCAACATAATCAGTACCTTCTACTAACCCATCAGGGGAAGATAAATTATAATTAACATTAATATCAACTACCCTATAGGCATTCACATCTACACCTATATTAACAGTATCAGAATTATATGGTGGAAGAGTACAAGCAGAACAGTTATGAAGGGTAGAAGACAGAGGGCTATCCATGTCTATGACTGGAAGTGCGGGTGGTGGATTGTTAACTATACCAGCCACATAATTGGTCATTACCTCTCCTTTACTAAGAGCGCGATTATAAGTGGCAGCTAAATACATATCACCTTCCCAATCATTCCATCCTGCTGGCAAACCAACACTAGAAAAATCATATGATCTTCCTAATTTAACACCCCAATTATTTCTAACACCAACAATAGTCTTGGGTGGATGTTCCATAAACGGATACGAGGTCCCTGGTCTGCTCCACTACATGTAAAAACTAAATGTTGTAGCTGATCTTTAGCTACACCAGCGGCTGTAGAAATGTAGTTTGCACCAAATATATCTTGTGGGTAAGTTTTGGGACGATTTCTAACTGCTACACTATAGACAGAGGATGGAGTTCCATCTGTACCCATCTCAACGGAGCCTGAACCTCCTTGGGCTAAAATATAATTGTAATTATTATAAAGATCACCATCTCTTGTCATCCCAATCATAAATTTATAAGGGGATTGAGTTACGCCTGAAGGATCTACCCAGAGTTCTACGGAGAATTGATTTACCTTATTGGCTGTTCTCTGATCCTGCATTTCAAAAAACAGTTCCCCGCACTTTGGACACGGATCAGGATCTGTACCAGTGATGCAGTTAGCAACATCTGTAGGTTCATCGTCCTGTGGTGCCCCAGGCGCACTAGCATCAAATGATCCATACCATCTACTGTAAGTATCACTATACGCCCAAGTGAAATTAATATTTCCCCAAGGAGCCCAATGAAAATCTTGGGGTGGTGTTAGAGGAGTTACATCTGTTACTACATATGAATCTGACCCTTTTCCAAATAACCATAAAGATACTAAACCCTTTTTGATCCTACCACCATAGGCATTATGAGAGGCTCCAAATCCTGCATATTGTTCATTTCCTGGAACCCAACTATTTAGTCCCACTCGATCTAACCATCTGCCACCTTTACCCTTACCATCAAAGTTAGACTGTCTGCCCATGGATGGACCACCCTCTAATCCATTCCAGTTTCTTCGTCTTGCCATAATATGATACCTCTTACTTTATTTAGTTCTAAAGTAATGGGTTTCGGTATTATATATTTACTAAATTATGCCCCACAAGACTCACCAACCAAGCTACAAGCATCTCCAACACCTACCCCTATTTCGTCCTGTAAGCCCATGTACTGGGATATATTCTCAGGGGTAGTAGGTATCGCTACAAGGGGTTCATTCTCCTTAGAGGATGCCCTGTAGATCGTCATGCCCTTCAAATAAGGCATGTATACAAAGGCTGTATCCATCACCTCTTTGGCATCCATTGTACTGGGCAAATTAATAGTTTTACTGATGCAGGAATCAATATATCTCTGGATAGTAGCCTGAACTGCTAGATGCTCATCACTACTAATGTCATAAGCTCCAATGAATTTAGAGGTATCCTTACCTTCATTATGGTACTGCTCGAAAAGAGGGTCAACTACTAGCTTCTCTTTCCAAACACTACCTTGTCTATACCGACGAAGGTACATAGCTGAAAAAATAGGCTCGATACAACTACTAACCCCCATAAGCATAGATATAGTACCACAAGGAGGGATAGTAAGCATGACAGCATTACGAATTCCATACCGTTTAATAAGCATCCTAATCCTCGCTGGAAGTGTCTTCGCAAATTCTTCATTTAAGTATTGTTCTCTATCGAAGGCAGCAAAAGGAGCCTTATCTCTTGACAGGTATACCGACTGCTTATATGCCTCA